TATAGACAGTTAGTTACTGTTTCTGCGGGGTACAACTTCGACACAGTGACAATTAATTTTAGACTTCCGGATGGAAGTTATGTTTACCCCACGGTAGAGAGAGTTAACACTACGTCTTACTATGTTTACACAAACGATAACACGGTCGCGTACACCGCGGTTTACGGGGGCTAGGTGATAGTTACTCAGCCACTAGATGTTGCAGATTTCTCGGGCGGTATAACAGATCATATCTACCGTCCGAATCCTACTAAGGCAGAGGTAATAGATAATTTTGTAATTCAGTCGAATCGCTCACTAATCACGCGCCCCGGTTCAGAAGTCGACGACACTGTGGCGAACGGCTACATTCCTACAGGTAACCAAAGAATCGGTACGCTCATAAACTATGATAACTCCGACAAACTTTTTGTACAGTCGGCTAAAAAACTTTACTACCGAAACCCAAGCACATATTCAACGCTTCAGGGGCCGAGCGGAAATGATTTATTTTCCGTCGGTAGTACCTCGAGTATTGTTTCTTATGCTGAGTGGAATAAACACATTTTTTTGACCTCGGACGCTTATCCTCGCCCTATGAAAATGTATAAAGATAATGCCTCAGCCTACCAACTACGCTCGAGCGGACTACCGGGGCTTGCATCAAGTCCTACTGTAACTGCGGGAGCTGCGGGTGCGAGGACTTATCTTTACGCATTTCACTATTCTTACACGTACCTTGTAGGTACAGACGCGCTTTCGTTTAAAGATGCGGGTGCTATCACACAAGTTGAATTATTAAACTCTGCGGACCCTTCGGTAAGTACAAACGCCATAACTGTAATTCCAGTTCTCGCAAACGGTGTGACAGAGAATTTTGATACGAGTAATATCAAGGTAGAGATTTATAGAACACAAGACGGCGGGGATGTCTTTTATAAAATAGGCGAAGTCACAAACGGCACTACAACTTTCAACGATACATTCAGTGACGCTACGATTGCCAATAATGAGCTAATATATAACTCAGACGGCTCAGTAGATAACGACGCCCCTCCTGAATCAAAGTTCATACACATTGTGAACAATGTTGGTTTGTACGGGTACTTGAACGAGTCCTCTCAGAAAAAGCCATTCACTATTCGGCAGAGTGTTCCGGGAGACCCGGACTCAGTGCCGCTTGATTTCAACGCTGAGACAGAGGACGAAATCACAGGTATTTCTTCAGTAAAATCAGTGCCTATAGTTTTATGCAAAAAGAAAATCTACCGCATAGAAGGCATCTACGATCAATTCGGTAGAGGGGGAATGCAGCTCATAAGATTGTCCGACACTGCGGGGTGCGTGAGCAATCAGTCTTGCGTGCAAGCAGAGGATGGACTTTTCTGGGCCGGTAACGATGGGTTCTATTTTACAGACGGCTACCAAGTCAGAAAAATTAGCGATGACAATAATGACAACTACCGAACCATGCTCGCAGCGTGCACCGATACCAAACGAATTGTTGGAAAATTCGACGAGCAGAACAGACGAATCGTCTGGGCACTTCAGACAGATAGCTCGTCACTTGATAACGATTCTTTTTGGGTTCTTGATTTACGTTGGGGTGTGAGAGACGACTCTACGTTTACTACGTGGAACGCTGTCGAATTATCAGACTCGTTTGCTCCATCAAGTATTGTATTTTTTAATAAACTACTCTACCGCGCTGATAAGCGTGGGTATGTTTTTATCCATAGTACGGACGTGTATAGTGACCCACTAGTGGACATTTCACTTGCCGCCGCCGACTGGGCTTTAGAGACAATTATGTGGCAGTTTAAGTCCATCGCATTTAACGGTGGTAGTAACTTTCAGAGAAAAATAGCTACACGAGTAATGATTGCTGGGAAAAACGTCACGAACTTATCCGTTCAGATTAATGCAATCAATGATGACGGGAAAATATTTAGGGCTTTAAAGGAAATCCGCTGGCGTAAAAACTTTGTGTGGGGCGACCCAGAGTTTGTCTGGGGCGATACGACATGTGTGTGGAATGCTGAAGGGTTAATCGAGCAGTGGCGACGGTTCCCGGCCCGTGGACTTCGTTGGAGTTACTTACAGATTCAAGTTCAAAATGCTTACACGATTGTTACTAACTCAGACACGCTTGGAACGGCCACTTTCGGAGCAGTCGCAAATACAGCACTCCTCGACGATTCGGCCACTTCTGATTGGCCTGATTTAAGTGTAGGTTATGATCTTTCCACAGAGGTTGACGGGTATGATCGAAAGTTCCCAGTCACAGCAAGAACCCCAGACACGCTCACAGTATTAGATCCTGCGGGGGTTCTCCCTGATGGATCTTTGAAGTGGGAGCTATGGGGCTACCCCAAAAACGAAGTGTTTAATTTCTTAGGATTAACTTTGCATTGGGCGTCTTTGAGTAAAACTCAAAGTACGTATGAAACTGGGGATTCTGGGGGGAACTCATGAGTAGGCCAGGGATTCCGGAGCTAATAGTTAAGAATATCGAAGACCAGTTCATACGTGAAAACTTCGTTAGAATACAGCGTTTTTACACTGAATTCCCGTTGTTTCGGGGTAATTGGAAGTTCTTTGATCTAACTTTCCCTGCCGCCGTAACAAACAAAGAGATTTCCCACGGACTTGATTTTGTGCCCACGGACATACTTCAAACTAGACTTTTAGGACCTGGGAGCTTGACTTGGGATTATGACCGTTTTAGCCGAACAAAGCTTGTCGTGACAACAACTGGGGCTTGCTCGGTGAGAGCTTTTGTTGGAGCCTATAGGGAGAGCGATGGATTATAAACAGTTTTCAGACATTAAGACAAAAATAGAAATGGAACTCGATCTTGAGACCGAGGACTTCATTCAACCAAACGAATTCATAGGCTATGTGAACGATGCGATTGCTCAAGCCGAGCAACAAATTCATAAGCTTGGGTTAGAGGACGAATACTTCCTAACTAAAACGCAAGTAAGCCTAGTCTCCGGACAAGCGGACTACGACTTACCCGCTGATGTGTACTCAAATAAACTTAAAAGAATTATCTATCAAGTTGGCACCACTATCTACGACGTTGTTAGGTTTCGCTCTAAAGATAGATTTTTGGAAAAAGCACTGCGGGACCAATACGGTGGTACGACTCAGTATTATAAATACGAGCTTCGTAACGACGGACCTGGGTCCTCGACTCAAAAGCCTGTATTTGAGCTCTCGCCTCCCTCTCAAGAAACGAGCTCAAACGCACTGACCGTATGGTATTATAGAGCTGCAAACAAGTGGGCGCTAACGGATACTAACGGGGACGGGTATTGTGATTTACCGGAGAGTGCGGCACAATTTGTTTTCGCCTACACTCGGTACCGCTGTTACGAAAAAGAGGGGCACCCGAACACACCGGAAGCAAAAGATGCAATGATGACGGCACGGCAGGACATGATTGATGTTTTGACAAACATGGTGCCTGATGAAGAAAGTTCGATTGATAAAGATGTTAGTTTGTACGAGGATTTTTCTTAAACCTGGGGGATTAGATGGCCGCTGAAATAAAAACACAAGTGCAACCGAAGAATCCCTTTGCGAATAACTCATTAGATATAATTAAGAAAAATGCGATAATGGAAGAGCAGCAGTTGTTGCAGCAGCAGCAAGCTATCAACAAACAAATCGCAGACCTTCGCGGGCAGCTAGATGCTCAGTACGGGAACACTACTGGTAATACCGCACGTCAAAACGCCCCACAACTTGGACAAATTTCAACCCTCGAGGCGCAGAGCTCAAGTCTTGACAATAGAATTTCGCAAGCTCGCCAAAAACAATCGGGCCTTAACCCAGATGGTACGCCCATCGCTCCCGGTTGGACCTCACTCACTGATGACCAATCAGGATTACTTTTAGATCAGTATAAACTTTCGGAACTTGATCCAACTCAATGGGACGCATACCAACAACTAAAAAAAGAAAACATGCGAGCTCCCGGTGTTCAAAGCGCTTGGACACAGATCCAATTTCAAAAGCAAGCGGCTGAGGAAGCCGCTGCAAAAGACGCTGCCGCAAAACAAGCGATGAGCGGTAACTCTCAAGCTATGGCGCAGCTTCAAATGAGAGGCGGGATGGGGAGTGGTGCTTCCACTTCTTTAGCAAGAGATATGCAGCGAAATTTGCTTTCGCAACGGCAAGGAGTGCAAAGAC